AGTGCGTCTCGGGAATTGCTTATATCGATTGGAACCGAATTCCAGACCAGCCCAGAGTTTTTGAGTCGTACCACCGCCAGAAAACTTTTGTGCCGCGAAGCCGAACGAGACTTCCCCGATCTTGGACGACTTCGCAACCCTTGAGCCTTCGGCAACACGACGGACAGCCGTCCCCGCGACGGTTCGGGTTTGAGCTGTCTCTCTGACTTTAAGCTGTAAGAATTCCGCTAGTGCTGAGGATTCACGCTTTGCGGCTTCGATACCTTCATCGGACATCGCTTTGAATGAACGAGTGATCGCGCGAAGTTCGGTTTTGTCATACGCGATTTCTACGCTCATTCCGCTTCTCCAATACATCGATCGCCGTGAGGATATCCTCTGCCGTTCGCCATTCGCTCATTGGAATACCTGTCTCGATTGCTAACTCGACAAGTAATCGTCCTAAGCTTCCGGCTGTGTGTCTTTTGGGAGATCATCACCGATCGAGAAATCCGAGACCGTCTCACACCAAATCTCATAAGGTTTGACAGCCTTTCCGCCGGCTTCACGCTTCATCGCGTTCCACGCAAGAAAAAGAATGTCATTCACGCCGAGATTGTTGTGCGCGTCCTGAATTGTTCGACCGAATTTGATCTCCCATTTCTGCCACTCCGGGACGCTCGCCGTGTGTACGGCTGACTCCCCGGAATGGTGTTCGATAGTGATTTCTAGCTTCATCTCCCGATCTCCTTTTTAGCTGAATGTCTCGGCTGGAGTGCCGACGACCAAAAATGAAAGTGAAAGCGTTTGGGCTCCGGGAGCCGCTCCGCCTACTGATGGATAGACCGGCATAACATTGAACGCAAAGACCGCGCCGGTTGTAGCTGTAAGGCTGACGGCGAGAGTTGTGTTCGGTGCTGTGTCGGCGGCTGTCCATAGAGCTTCGGATAGAGAGCTTGCGACTCCCCAATCTGCAAGCATTTCAACATCGAAAGTCCATTGATCGTCGATGTGTTTGTAAGCCTTGCCATCGAGTGTCTGATAGGTGTCGATGACTGGCGCATTGGTAAGAATTGCGCTGGTAGCTTGTGCGTCGTAGTTTACGGTTGCGATCGTCAAGACAAGATCGCGTCCGGTAATGACGGTCGTTGGCATTCGTGCTCCTTAGTTGGTTTGGGTGTAGTAGGTGGAGACATTGATATCGGCGGCGAGTAAGTTACTTGCTCCGACAGATGTGACAGTCGGACGCTCGATCTGTCCGACGACATACCCTGACGGAATGACCGCCAGAATTTGAAGGATTAACTTTTCAAGATTGTCAAGAGATCCCGGATTTGAGTTGTACGCGACGGCGACCGTGATCGTGTAGTTGAGAAGCAATTTGATTGATGACTTGCCGATCAGATTGATTTCCATATATGGCGACGATGGAACGATGACCACCGCTGGCGGAATGATCGCTTCCGGGACATAAGAGTAGACATTCCCGGCGACAGAGCCAAGAGCTGTGGCAAGAGTTCCGCGAACATCTGCCGAAATCGATGAGGCTGGCATTTCTAGCCTACGATCGAATCGACATCGACTTGGTTCCCTAAGAGCCCGGAAATTCTGTTGTAGAGACTGCGACCCATTCGGAATGGGCTTGGACTGAAATCGACTCCTTCAATCTGTCCACCGGGAGCGACACGGGATTGAAAGACCTCGACTGAAACATTTAAGACAGCCGATTCAACATTTGAGTTCCCGACATAGATCACGGCGGCGGCTTGACCGGAGAGCGTGGCTGTTCCGGCTGGAATGCTTGCGCGGAATGTGATGTCTGCGTTGGTTAAAGCTTGCGTAAAAATATAGGGCGTGAGCTGTGTGTCGGTGACGGCGCGTGTGCCGTTAAAAGTTGATGGAACGACTCCAGCGATGACGATCGATTGACCGACGACGAATTGATGAGGTCGTTGAGTCGTAAAATATGCGACATTTGATTCAATCTCAACATGAGTGACGGCGACTGTGTGCGCTGTCAATAGCGGCAGGATTACCCCTTCGGCTGTGTCGATTATGTCATTTAGATAATTGTCATCATAGAGAGACGACGAAACACCAAGCACCGCGCGAAGCTGTGAAGCTGTGACGATGCTTGGCATTTCATCTCCAATCTGCTGAGCCCGTCGGGAGCGGCGGACTCATGTCTAAGGGTTAAGGCGATTACGCCTTGTTGTTTTTGAACGCTCCTGCGCCGATCTTGGTTGCGATTGCGTAGTAGCCGTACATCATGATATTCACTTGACCGCTTGCGATTACATCTGCGCGTAGCTCGTAGGTAGGGCTCTCGTAGAATGTGTAGCTTGATGGATTAACGATCAAGATCGATCCATCGGTATCGGTTGTTGCGGCTGTGTTAGCTGTGACATAAAGCTCTAAGCCTGCGACATTTCCGCGGACTGATGTCGGTGCGACTGTTCCGCCAGCATTGCTCGGAACCTGTGCATTATATATTGGTCTCCCTGACTCATTTAATGTCATGACATTTGACCATTGGCTTGTGTTCATGATGATATTGCGAGCGAATCCTTGAGTTCCGGAATATACCGAAGCGGCTCCGCGAGCTACTACACCGAGAAGTTCGGCGGCTGTTGGATAAGTTGTGGTTGTGGTTGCGTCGGCTGTTGCGCCAGAAATCAAAGCGGCGTTGACAGCTGTGTCGGTGACTTTTGCGTATTGCGCGGCAAGGTTGTTCATCAATTCATTCAAGAAAAGAGGATTTGACCTATCGAGAAGCTCAACGCTGAATGTTTGTTGTCCGGCAGCTTTCAAAACTGAGACTGAAACGAAGGCGGAATTTTGATCGGTATCTGTTGGCTGACTACCTTCAGAAATTGTCCCCGCTCCCGGCATGACCGAAATTTTAGGGATTTCGAATGTCATTCCAGCGTCCGGCAAAGTTCCGCGAGATATCGCGTCGATGTTGCTACGGGTTACATTTGCAAGACCGTTGATGACCTCGGTGAGTTGACGGGTTGGAACTAGACCAGCGTTGTCGGTTGTATCAGCGGCGGCAAGAACATATTGACGAGCTGATTCATCACCGAGAGCGGCTTTGATTTTGCTTTCGAGATACTTGGAAGCTGTGAACTCCAAGCGTGGAGCTGAGTAAGCGAGTGGAGTTCCAGTCGCTTGGACATTCCGAGAGGCTTCAACCGTCTCGACGGCTGGAGCTTCGTTGACGATTGAGTCGGACACTTCGTCTCCTTCTGTTTGTGTTTCCTCTGACGCTGTGTCAGAAGCTTCTGGTAGTGCTTCGGTCGCGGCTACATCTGAGACGCGAGCTGATTTGAATGCTGGATTCGTGACAAGTGCCACGCCGACGATTTCTCCTGAACTGACGACCATCGTCCCAGCTTTGTCATAGGTAAATTCGTTAGCCATAACTTCGACGGAGAATCCGTCACGGAGACCATCTTGAGCCTCGACGAGCGCGTCAGATCCGGCGTTCGTGTTGGCAATTTTGAACACGCCGTCGATCGCTGTGTTGTCGCTTGAGAAATCCATTGAAAGAGTTTTTCCGATTGGACGGGTTCCGTCATGCTCGAGATTTAGCTTGACCGGAGTCGGAGTGAGCGATCCATCTTTAAACATCACTTTTCCGGTTGAGGCGTTAGCCGTCTCATTGAATGACACGATTCGACCTGCGATGGTTCGCTTGATTGAATCGGCGGCTGTGATCTGGATTGGGATTTCTAGCTTCATGAAATTAGTTCCTCATCTCGTCGGATTTCATCGACGCTCATCACGCCAATTCGATTAAGTATTTCGTAAATCTGAGCGCGCTCTAGGGCTGAACCGCGCAAGAAGTCGTCGAAGTCGTAGCGGATAACCGTGTTTGAAGCTACGAAATCGGATTGTGAAAGTCTTTCCTCAATCGCCGTCATGATATTTCTCAAGCTGAAGTCGATTAAAGATTTCCGCTCGGATACAGCGTTTGAATATGTGAGCGTGTTGACATCGGCTCCCAAGAAGTATGCTGGAATCCCTACGGCGCGAGCGCATTCGAGCGCGATGTATTGACGAGCCGCGTTGAGCTGTAATTTTTCGGGATCGAATCCAAGTGATGTCAATTCAACATCGGCATTCAAGAACGCCGTCGCGCGTGTTGATCTAGCTGTCCGCCAAGCGTCGAGAAGCTTTGTGACGCGATCTGCCGGGAGTGCTGTTCCGTTAGATTTTAAGACCATCATCGGGACGGGCTCTTTTGCGTAAAGCAAAGCCGCTTTTTCAAGTTCGACCGCGCTGAGTATTGTGCGTCCGGCGCGATTGAGTAGACCTTCGTCTAGTCCGTAAAATACTTTTAGAGATCCGTTACCGAATGCCGGGACGGGAGTTCCATCAACGCGATATCCGGTGATCTCGGTTCCGTTCGCATTTGTAACGATCGAGACGCGAGTCGGAGCGATTCTTTGAGCTGATCGACATCTGCCGTCCTCGGCGTAGGAGTCCATTTGCATTAGATAGCCGTAACCGTAAAACAATAAATCCTCGGCGAGCCAAGCGTAGACAGCGGAACCGGGAACGCGAGGATCTGGTTGATTTATGACTCGGGCTGTTTCGACGCGTTCGCCGGTTGACTTTATTCTTTGCTCCATTGGCAAGCTTGCGATCGTTGAACAGATGATCGATCTGGCGCGACTGATCGCCGGGACGGACATCGCCTGAGCGCGTGTCGCCACTTGCGATCCAAAGAATGCGTTTCGTGTGTCAGCTGTGTTGAACGGTGCGAGATCAGCGGCGGAAATATCGATCGGAGCGGATTGAGCTTGGAAAGTTAAATCCGGCGCGCCGACTATTGCGTCCCATAATTTCATGCCGCAATTCTAGGCGATCCGCTACTCCTAACCGACGAGAATGTCAATCTCCGTCTCCGGGCGTGTCGCGTAATGTGTCGCCAGAGCCGACGCAACCGTCGCGCATACAGCCGTTTTTGAAGCTTTGCGACCAATCACCCAAGCCCCGTCACCGTACGGCAATCTCACAGCTGAAAGAACTTGCTTTGTGAGTTCGGCTTGATTTGAGTGAACCAATCGTCCCGAAGTAATTGAGCCTAAGAATTCGTCGCAGCTTTGCGCGTACTCCGCGCCATCGCAATCGATCACCGGGAATCCGGCAGGGATTAGCCTAGCCGCTACCGCTGACGCCGTTCGCTTTGAGAATACGATCTGATCGACTGAATACTTGCGGACATATGGCGCGATGTCATTCGCGATCTGTTTGTCATCAAGTGAAATCGGATTGTGCCAAGTGTGCAAGAGCTGGATCTGGAACTTCTCGCCGTCGATTCTTTGAGCGGCTACGAGTGCGCCATTTCGCCGATCTGGAGATAGATCCAAGCCGAACCAGACTGTCTTTCCCGGATCAAGTGCAACATCGGAATCCCCAGCGTTCGCCCATTCAACCGGCGGAATGCAAGGATTGATCGTCTCGACCCATTGGCAAAGAACCTCGGTGCGAACTACATCGATCGGATCATTAAGAACGGCTTTGAGATTGTCGATGTGAATGGTGTGACCAAGTGATGGATTCGCGCGACGCCACCCTTCAACATCATCAATCCGACAACCGGCTGGCGCGGAGTATTCAAAGTATCCGATCTCATCGTCGCCACCAGCCGCCGCCGCCAGACCACGCTCTCGAAGCTGATTGAGAATGATCGAGTGATTGTCACCGGCGTTCGATAGTGTCCAGACTTGCGGATTTTTTGCGCTCATCATTGTGTATCTCATTGAAGCCCAAGCGTCCTCGTCTTTGTGTTCGCGAAGCTCGTCCATGAATACCGTCTCCGGCTTTGAAATACCACGCGCCGCCGCGTTCGCCGCTTTGACGATATAGCGGTTCCCATTCTTTAGTTCGATCTCCTCGGCTCCGTGAGCCCAGCGAATTTTCTTTACTTCATCAGCTAGTCGATCGTTAGCTTCGATTAAGTTGACGATGTGCCGAAAAGTCTCAAGCGATGTCGTGAGCCGATGAGCCGATCCGATCTGGAGTCCGTCGTTCCACAGATACATTCCAGCCATGATTCGCACCATCATCAGCGTCGATTTTCCATTCTGACGAGCTACTACGACACAGATATTTGAGTGTTTCCAGCGTCCGTCCGGCTTGACTTTGTGCGCGTGTTCGGCGATCCACTCCTGCCAGGGCAACAGCGGCAAACCGATCTCGGTTGCGAATTGACTTAACTCTGAGCCCCGGGACGGTAGATCGTTGAGCGGCGAGTGGATTCTTGGCGTGTTGTAGCCGTAAATCACACCGCCTTCTCCCAGATCAGCCCGATCATCACCGACCACAACCAAGCCGCTTCTATGCTTTGTCATGACTTACCGATTCCGTCGGTTGTGAGCCGTTTTGCGGTGAGAAAAGACCA